AAATCTCTCATTGTTATAGCATTAAAATACTTTGCCAAACGCTTCGGAGCTCCGCATATTTTATCATCTCCCATCACAAAGTCTGTCAACGCATCGAAATCTTCAACAGTAGGTATTAAACCATCCTTAGCCATTTCAGTAAATAAAACCATAGCGGTTAAAAATCTATTTATCAAAGAGTTAAAGAAAGCTGTAACCCAACAACCTGAAGGCATAGAATGTGTTGTCAACACAACTTTTTCCTTTATCAAAACAAATGTTCTGACCATAGAATTAAGTAAAACCTTCAAAGCTTCGGGATCTTCACCCTTATAAAACTCTAAAACCATTTCTGAAATTGCATCTTGCACTTGAGCTGGGGCTCCCCCGTCCCAATTTCCAAAATCTCCATCGAAATTAATAAATGAAGTTTTTAGTCTTTGATACAGTCTGTTCCAATGTTTATACGGATTCATACCTATAGCCATCTGATTTTCCCACATATTATTTTTACAATGAGAAAATAATTTGCCTAAGCATTTCTTAACCAAAAAAGTATGATGTAAAGGAGCCACTCTAAATGAACGAGGTTTGTCTACCTTTTCTTCCAGACGTAGCTCGTCTTTAAAAGCCTCATAAAATAATAAATCTTGAATCTTAGTAGTATCGTTTTTACAATCTTCACGAAAATTTTTAATTATGCTTATGAATTTTTCTGTAACTACTCCTTCATCGAAGTCTATATATTGAGTCTTATCTTTTTCGTATCCAAATCCGTTGACGGATTGTTTATTCAGACCCGATAAATCTTCTTCTTTTATACCCTTAATAACTTCCTTATCTGATAGATCATCGAACTCTATAAAGAACCGCCGAATACATTTCTTACCGAATTGTATCGCATCGTCTGGTATATAAGGAATTGGTTTTAAAGATTTAGCAGCGATTTTATTTAAAGTTTTAGTCCCGTGAGATAGAAAGTTGGGAGGTAATTTCTCTCCTACTTCTGCTATCTCATCAGTTAATACGTCATGCAATTCACTCCTATTTAAAGAGGTTTTGTTTAAAGGTCTTTTGGAAGGAAAAATATCGTTAAATAATTTCAAACCAGAATACTCAGGCTCTACGTTATCCTTAATTTCTAAATGATGACTTTCTCTAAATGTTAACAAATTCTTTAACTCTCGTAAAACCCGTTTAGGTAAAACAAATGCAAATCCTCTATCAGAACTTCCTGCAACGTGCAATCCGCATAAACCAAATTCTGCATCTAC